TTGATGCTGACCCTTGATGGTCATTTAATAATAGATAGGGATCATATTGAAAGGTGTATGACTTACTTTATTCCTCATTATAAATGTTATAATGGTATGGAACAATACTGTGAGGAACATGCCGAAGATCCACAATGCTTACTCTATGATGTATAATCAAACAGAGATTGAATCACTTAACGAAGAAGACTATTCAATGTTCTTAGCTTATGGCGACACCTTCACAGATACAGAGACAAGTGCAGTTAGAGCAGGAAGCGATTTCCTGTGGCCGCCAGAGGATGTACGAAGCAGTACAGAAACTGGAGGAGAAGAGCTACGCTTCCGCGTCTGTGTACGGAACCGCAAGCATATCGGCGGCTTTGCCGCTGGTTATAAAGGAGCTTGAAGAATCCTTTAAGAAGATCTCAAAGAAGGGTAGGGCTGGTCAATACTATCAGCCTGTGATAGAATATCTATTACCCATTGAACCTTTAGCTATTGCTACTATTGCATTGAAGGTTACATTCGATCAGGTATTCAGTATGAAACGTGACTCGGATTTATTATCTAATGTGATATGTTCAATTGGTGCTGCTATTGAGAATGAATCTCGCTTTAGATGGTACAAAGCTGAATGTCCTCCTCTAATGAAATACATTGAGAAGGAATACTTTCATGATTCGTGTGGTACAAACCAGAAACTAGCTATTGCTAGAACTATCTTTAACCGTAAGGATATAGTCTGGCCAACATGGAACATCAAATCTAAATCACAGATTGGTGCTTTCTGTTTGGATGCCACCATCATCGCGACCGGGTGGTTCGAGAAGGAGTATCAGCAGCAGAGGAAACGTGGTGTATGCCGCTTAGTACCCACTGATACATTCAGAGCTATTCGTGATAAGCTACTCAAGGATGCTGAGTTATTCAGTGGAATCCCATGGCCGATGCTCGTCGAACCTAACGACTGGAGCAATGATCGCTGTGGTGGATACCTGATTAATGAGCTGATGAGAGGCCATGAATTAACCCGACGCGGTAAGGCGACAGTAAAACACGGGGAAACACCGTTGAAGTTTTTAAACAAGCTACAACAGGTGAAGTACAGTGTTGCTACCCACGTACTAGAAACAGCTGAACACCTTGAAAAGGCTGAGATTACTCTTGGGAAATTCATTCCTATATGCCCAGCGTTCAAGCCGCCTAAGCCTCCTGGATTCGTTGAAGGCTCTAAAGAGCACTTCGAATGGAACAAGGCTATGGCTAAAGCGTATAACGAGGATCGATTAAACTTTAAGAGATCCGTTAGAACCCGTACACAACTAGAAGCTGCTAAAAAGTTCAGAGGAGAACAGTTTTATTTACCTTGGTCTTTTGACTATAGAGGTAGAGCATACCCTATCCCTGGATTTCTTACGCCTCAAGACACTGACTTCGGGAAAGCACTGATAAGATTTGCTGATGAGTCAGAAGTTTCAGACGAAACTCATGACTGGTTAGCGTTTCAAGTGGCTACTACCTATGGCTTAGATAAGGCCACCATGGGTGAAAGACTCCTATGGGTTAGGAAGAATAAGACTTTAATATCTCAAGTTGCACTTGATCCTATCTACCACCTTCCTAAATGGGAAGGGGCAGACGAACCATGGCAGTTTATGGCTGCGTGTCATGAATACTACCACTGTTGTATCCGTAAAGATAAGAACACTACCGGACTCATGATTGCAATAGACGCTACATGTAGTGGTCTCCAGATATTAGCTGGTTTAGCTAAAGATCAGAGTACTGCTGAGTTAGTGAATGTTTGTCCTGGGTCTAAACCTAGTGATGCTTATCAAGCGGTAGCCGAGGAAGCTAAGAAGTATGTCCCTGAAAGGATGCACCCTTGGATGACTCGGAAGACCACGAAGAGAACAGTTATGACAATTCCTTACAATGCTACTAAGTCATCCTCACGGGTGTACATTAGAGAAGCATTAAAGGAGCAGGGATTTGATCCTACTACGGATGAAGTAACTGAGGTTGTCGATGCTGTCTACTCTTCAATGGATGCTATAGTGCCTGGACCAATGCAGGTAATGCGTTGGATTAAAAAGCACGTAGGTCAGTACATCAGAGATGGTGCTACTGAGGTTGAATGGACAACACCATCTGGTTTTGTCGTCAATCAAGAGCGTAATAAAAGAGAGACGCAGCGATTACAGCTGCAGTTGTTAGGTCGTACTAAAGTAACACTGACTGTTGGTAAGGGTACACCCTGTCCATTACGTCACAAATCTAGTACAGCTCCTAACTTTATACATTCTCTCGATGCGTCTATCCTGCACTGTTCTTTTCAACAGTTCAATGGACCCTTTACAGTTATCCACGACTCTGTTCTTACAAGAGCAGGAGACATGGGAACACTCAACAAGCTTGTGCGAGAAACCTACAGAGGAATTTTCACAAGTGATTGCTGGCTTACACGATTTGGAGAAACAATCAAAGCAACAGAACCGCCACCGATCGTCGGGACATTAGATCCTGATGTCGTTAATGATTCCACCTACTTTTTTTGCTAATGCAAACACATGTTACTAAGACTCCTGTCATACTAGAAGGCTTCCAAGCTATCCTCTCTCCAGGTGAGTGGGGACATAAGCTTGCTGCTCTCATTCCTAAATCCCTTGTGGATGAATTGGAAGAAGAGCGTGAGAGCTGCCTAGAATGGGCTAGGAATAAGGCTAAGAATCCGAAGAGGGTAACGGTTAAGCACCCTGCCTGGGAACAGTTAGAGAACGATCCTGATATGTATCAGATCAGATTCAGCTGGAAACCAGATGACAAGATAGTACCAACTGTTGTCGATACAGAAGGTACGTTAATCACAGATAAAGATACACCGCTTTATAGCGGGAGTAAAGTTAAATTAGCATTTGTTCAGAAACCTTACCTATTACCTGCTGGGGATATTGGTACGTCTGTTAAGCTGAAGTGTATTCAGGTTATCAGTCTCAATGCCGGAGCTGGTCTAAAGGATGAAGGTAACCTCACAGCTGAGGATGCAGTCGAATTATTCGGTGAGTCTAAAGGCTTTAAGGTAGCTGAACCTAATCCTACTCAGGATGAGACAGCAGTTGAACCTGATGAGGATTTCTAAATGCGAAGTGGCCTTGAAAAACAGGTTGCTGAATTACTAGATGAGTTAAAGATCGAATACGCGTATGAACCTAAATGGTTTGAATATGTCATTGAGCATAAATACGTACCTGATTTTAAAATCGGGAATATATATCTTGAAGCGAAGGGATACTTTCCACCTGACCAACGCCGCAAGATGAAGGCAGTTAAGAAAGCGAACCCCGATCTAGATATTCGCCTTGTTTTTCAAGCACCCCATAATAAAATATCGAAACATTCAAAGACCACTTATGCCAAGTGGGCCGATAAAAATGGGTTCCCTTGGTGTGCCTACTATGCAATACCCAGAGAATGGCTCGGAATTCCTACATCATGAACCCTGTAACCATTGTGGTAGCTCAGACGGTAACAGCCGCTACGATGACGGACATGCTTATTGCTTTGTCTGCCACAATTATGAACCTGGAGATGAACGAAACCACCATCATCGATCCAACGCACCTACAAGAGCTATGCTCAAAGGAACACCAGTTGCGCTCAAGAAGCGTGGCTTAACGGAAGAGCAGTGCCGCAAGTATCGTATCCACAAGGATGGAGACACACTGCGTATGCATTACTTTGATAAAGCAGGTAATGTAGTAGCGGCTAAAGTGAAAACTAAAGACAAGCAATTCTGGATGGAAGGCGATAATGTTGACCACCAGTTGTTTGGACAAAATCTAATTCCTGATACAGGAAGACGCTTAACAATTTATGAAGGAGAACTAGATGCCGTTAGTGGATATGCTGCGCAACCTACCTGGCCTCACGTCTCTATTCCACATGGAGCCGCAGGAGCTAAGAAGGATTTACAGAAAGTATTACCCCTTCTCCAAGGTTATGAGGAAGTCGTACTATTCTTCGATAATGACGATGCAGGAATTCAAGCTGCGCAAGACTGCGCTGCTATATTACCTCCTGGCAAGGCGAAGATTGCGCGATTGGAGAAATACAAGGATGCCTCAGATGCTCTTCAAAAAGGAGACTTGGAGGCAATTCGAAGGGCTATCTACGACGCAAAAACGTACCGTCCTGATGGAATTGTTGAAGCAAAATCCTTAAGGGAGTTAGTTAGTACACCTAATCTAAAATGTATACATGAGTATCCCTTCAAAGGACTTAACGAGAAGCTACACGGCATCAGGTATGGAGAACTTGTCACAATTACTTCGGGCACTGGTTCCGGAAAAACGTCATTCTGTCGAAACCTGGCAACTCACTTGCTACAGCAAGGGGAACGGGTTGGCATCTTGGAGCTTGAAGCAGGAAATAGGAACACCGCCCTTGGAATAATGTCCTGTGCGGTGGGCCAACCACTACACATAGGAGAACATGACAAAGGAGAAATCGATAAGCACTTTCTGGTATCTCTTGCCAATTATGATCTTTACCTTTTTGATGGGTTTGGAAGTTTTGATCCAGACACAATTTATCAACGTATCGAATATATGGCCAGTGGATTGGAGTGTCGTGTTATATTCCTCGATCACATCAGCATTTTACTGAGTGGATTAGAAGGAGATGAACGGCGCATGATCGACCAGACCATGACTCGTTTAAGATCATTGGTGGAGAGAACAGGGATAACATTATTTTTAGTCTCGCATTTACGGAGGGCGAGTAATGACAAGCACGCTCATGAAGAAGGAGGACGAGTTAACTTGTCCAGCCTCAGAGGATCTCATAGCATTGCTCAAATATCAGATACGGTTGTTGCCCTCGAAAGAGACCAGCAGGCCGGAACTTCTGGAGATGCTACGACTGTTAGAATCCTTAAAAATCGTTATTCAGGCGAGACTGGTAAAGCATGTGAGATAAGTTACGACCTAAACACTTGCAGATTCACTGAACATGAAACTCAGACCGAACGAGAATTCAACCCAACCACAGATTTTTGACGGAGGTTACGTACATCCATGGTATAAATACCTAAATAAACCCAATCCACCATCATCTGAGGCGGTTAAACGTGCTCAGTTTGTTGACAAAACCTACATATGGAAAAAGAACCACTAAATCTCGCCTTTGACATTGAGACAGATGGGTTTGA